AAAGGGAAAGGCAGCCGCCTATTTCGTATATATCGTTTTCCTAATATTAGGGAAACGATTGGTAAGGGCATAAAAAAAGCCCTCGAATTTCGTGAGCATTAACCGAAGCTCGCGGTACGGATAACACTCCGTATGTGTTTGACTCTGCAAATATGAGAATAATATTCGAAAATGCAAAAGGAAAAACTACTTTTTATCATAACACTCAATTATCTCTTTTAACTCTTTACCAAAAGAGTAAATATCATCCAAACTACTTATTTCATGTTTTGTTTCTTTCTTATTCTCATCAAAGGTAGATATATATTTTTTCGACAGACTATTAAAATACATACGGCATATAGGCTTTCTATTATTATCATCAAGTAATATTGCGAAATAAGTTTGCGCATCACGATATACGACTCTAGAAATATCAACAACCGGACGAAGTATCGATTTTACAATCATATAACTTTCAATTTCTTCTTCGGTAGTGATAATTTTGTTATCCTCCACAGAAGAGGATTCTGTCAGTTCTAAAGATTCTCCTTGATTATCCTTCTTTTCGACGTCAGCTTCCGTCTTCAAAGCTGATTTC